AACGAAGTCTGGCAAGCCATCGTCGAAAACTGGCGAAAGGTACTTGCCAGAAAACGCGATCAAGTCTCTGAGTCCAGCGGAGTACGCAGCAACGACAAAAGCGAAACGGGCAGGCAAGAAAGCTGGCAAGCAGTTCGTCGCGCAACCAAAACGCATAGCCCAGAAGACCGCGAGGTTTAGATAATGGCAAATACTTCCGGTACTGCAGCATTTAACTTAGAACTCGTTGATTTAATCGAAGAGGCGTACGAACGCGCCGGTAGAGAGTTACGCAGTGGCTACGACTTCCGTACGGCACGGCGTAGCTTGAACATCATGTTTGCTGATTGGGCAAACCGTGGCATTAACATGTGGACGATTGAGCAAGGCACAATCAACCTTGTTCAGGGGCAGAATACTTATGCACTTCCTAACGATACTGTTGATTTGCTGGAGCATGTTATTCGTACTGATGCCAACCAGCAGTCCACTCAGGCTGACCTCACTATCACCCGAATAAGTGTATCCACCTACGCTACGCTGCCTAACAAGCTACAACAAGCGCGGCCTATTCAAGTTTGGATACAACGGCTAAACGGGCAGACTTCGCCAGCTACGACACTGCCAGCAGGTATTAGCGCTACGGATACAACAATCACGGTAACTTCGGCTGCTAATTTACCTGCTGCTGGGTTTATAAAGATTAACAATGAATTGATTAACTACGGCTACGTTGTGGGCAATACGCTCTACAACTGCTTTCGTGGGCAAGAGAACACAACCGCCGCTAGCCACTTGGTTAACGCTACTGTTTACTGGGCGCAGCTACCAGCTGTTAGTGTTTGGCCTACGCCTGATGGTTCTCAGCCGTATCAATTCGTCTACTGGCGCATGCGCCGTACGCAAGATGCAGGGGGAGGTGTCAACGTCATGGACGTCCCTTTCCGTTTTATCCCCTGTATGGCGGCTGGGCTTTCTTATTACATCGCTACTAAAATTCCTGAAGGCTTAGAGCGCCTTGGCATACTGAAACAACAGTATGACGAAGCATGGGAGTTAGCAGCAAACGAAGATCGTGAAAAAGCGGCGCTTCGACTTGTACCAAGACAGCAGTTTATTGGGAGCACCTTTTAATGGCTAATAGGTTTGCCTCTGGTAAACATGCGATTGCCGAATGTGACCGATGTGGGCAGAGGTATAAATTAAAAGTTCTGAAGCGAGAGGTTATTAAGACCAAGAACTACGAATTGTTGGTATGCCCAACTTGTTGGGACCCGGACCACCCGCAGTTGCAGTTAGGTATGTATCCGGTGGATGATCCGCAAGGACTTAGAAATCCTCGCCCTGATCGTAGTTACCAGCAGTCTGGTCTTAGTGGGTTGCAAGTGTTTAATGGTGCAGGTACAGGTGAACTGGAAAGCGGGTTCCCCGAAGGTGGTAGTCGCGTTATACAGTGGGGTTGGAACCCTGTGGGTGGAGCAAGTGCGAATGATGCGGGGCTAACACCAAATGCCTTGACATCAAAAGGTGTTGTAGGCAACGTAACAATCTCGTAGGAGTAATTATGGACAGCATGAAAAAAGTAGCCAAAGCAGAAGTTCGGGCGCACGAGAAGCGCATGCACAAGGGCATGGCAAAAGGCGGCGTGACTAATGAAATGCTGAAAAGCATGGGGCGTAATATGGCGCGGGTAGCTAACCAGCGTGGCTCTTCAAGGGGTAAATAATGGCTAAATACTCACACAAGCAGGGCGGCAAAGAAGTAGGCCAAGCTGCTGTTTATGCGGAGCCACATACTATGGACGGTAAAAAAACTAAGGCGCAAGTGCCGGAAAAGACCGGTGCTGCGTGTATGAACGAGATGAACATCTCGGTAGGGGGTGTTTCCAAGGGCAACTATAAAGAGCCAAAGACCACTGGTATCAAGATTCGCGGTACCGGCGCAGCTACCAAAGGTGTAATGGCACGAGGCCCAATGGGTTGATATATGGACTACTTGACGTACAACGAACTGTTCATTCAGGTTAAGAACTACCTGCAAAACGACTTTCCCACGGAAACGTGGACGAGCGTTGCAGGTGCTACAACTACGTCTACCGGTACACAACAGATCAACTTCTTCATCAAACAAGCTGAAGAGCGCATATACAACACAGTTCAGATTCCCGCCCTACGCAAGAACGTCACAGGTTTGGCGCAGCAAAGCAACAAGTACCTGACTTGCCCTAACGACTTCTTGTCGGTGTTTTCAATGGCGGTTGTCGATGGCGACGGTAACTACGAGTACCTGCTAAACAAAGATGTGAACTTCATTCGCGCAGCATACCCAAGCCCGACGGATGAAGGACTACCCAAGTATTATGCTCTGTTTGGCCCCGAGGTTATTAATTTGTCTGCGACAAATGAGTTGAGTTTTATTCTTGGCCCAACACCGGACGACACGTACACCATCGAGTTGCACTATTACTACTATCCACAATCTATTGTGGACTCCGCGAACGGACGTACGTGGTTGAGCGATAACTACTCGCCGGTGCTGCTTTATGGCACTTTGGTTGAAGCGTATACGTTTTTGAAGGGCGAACAAGATTTGTTGGCTTTGTATGATGGTAAGTACAAAGAAGCGATGATGCAGTTGAACCGTCTGGGTACAGGTCTTGAGCGTGGTGATGCTTATAGGGATGGTCAGGCGAAGATTAAGGTGAATCCGTAATGGCTATCCAGCAAGGGCTAACCAACAGCTTTAAACAAGACATGCTCCAAATGGAGCAGGACATCATTACCGACACGCTTTATATGGCGTTGTATACCGCGTTTTCTGATATTGGTCAGTTAACTACTGCATACACTACGGATAATGAGGTTGTTGGAACAGGCTATGTAGCTGGGGGTGTAGAAGTAACAGGCGCAGTATTAAGTACGCAAACTACAGGCCCTAACGCTGGTACGGTGTATGTGAGTTTTGATAATGTGTCATGGCCCGGAGCTAACTTTACTGCGCGTGGAGCGTTGATCTATAACGTGACCCGTAGTAATAAGTCCGTTGCGGTGCTGGACTTTGGTTCGGACAAGACGTTTACTTCGGCTAACAACACAGTAACTATGCCGGTTAATTCTGCAACAACCGCTTTGATTCGTTTACCGTAGGAGGACAGATGCTGGTTATGACAACAAAGGGTGAGATGGACGAGGCGCTTCTGGAGAAGAAGACCGGAACCATCGACAATGACAATGAAACGATCAACTGGGTGGAGTATTGGTTAGAAGACGAGCTTGTGCATCGCTCGGTTGATATGGTGCTGAAGAAGTACACAGTTAGCGGCCTGCCAGTTGCCGCATCTTTTTAAGGAGTTTTTAAAATGGCGAATACTCAAAGTATGTGCACATCGTTCCTTGGCGAACTGATGACTGCAACTCACAACTTTGGCACTGCACCGACTCGTGGTACTTCGGCAGCAGATACCTTTAAAGCAGCGTTGTATCTAGCGTCTGCCACCATCAATGCTTCGACTACGGCGTATACGTCAACGGGCGAAGTAGCCAGCGCGAACTACTCTGCTGGCGGTGTGGCGATCACCAGCGCTAACCCACCAACTTCAACCAACACCTCGGCAACTGCGGGTACAGGCTACTGGACTCCGTCTGCGTCGATTGTGTATGGCTCGGTAGGTAGCCCCGTGACTTTCGCGTCGTTTGACTGCGTTCTGGTTTATAACAGCACGCAAAGCGATAAGGCAGTGAGTGTACATACGTTCACAGCCCAGACAGTGACATCGGGTACGTTTACCTTGACTATGCCTTCGAACACAACCTCGACTGCACTGCTGCGCCTAGTAACGACCTAATATGTACGGGAATTACCCCTATTCTGGTGCGCCGTATAGCTCAACCGGGGCAGTCAATGTTCCGGAAATAGTTGTTGCACTTACAGGGGTTTCCGCTACAGGGCAGGTTGATTCAGTTGTACCTCGGTATGACGCGTTCCAAGCAGTAACGGGCACGCAAGCAGCAGGACAAGTTGGGACGATGACGACGCGGGCAGATAACACTGCCGCGTTAACGGGTGTCTTGGCGTCTGGTGTTGTTGGCACAGTGGTTGGTACTGCGGGCAAAATTGCCGCAGTAAGTGGTGTTGCAGCGTCCGGTGTAGTTAGTACGATGACCGGCGCTAGCGGGGCTAATGCTGCACTAACCGGTGTATCGGCAGGTGGTGAAGTTGGTACGGTTATCGGTACGCCTTCATCGTTTGTTGCACTTAGCGGTGTCAGCGCGGAGGGTAATGTAGGTAGCGTTGACTTCAATATCGCTGTTGGCTTGACCGGTGTATCGGCAGCGGGACAGACGGACTACTTCGTCATCAACACAAGCGTTGCTGTAACCGGCGTTTCCGCAGATGGTGCGGTAGGTTCAGTAACAACATCGCCCGCCTCTGAAGTAGCACTGACCGGTGTTGAGGCAATTGGTGAGGATGGTGGTCCGTCTACAGCACTCTCTGCGTTCCTAAACCACGTACAGGCACAAGGCTTCACAGGTAATGTTGCACCAGTACCGGGTGTTATACAGGCACTAACAGGTGTTTCAGCGTCGGGGGAGATAACAAGTCCGGGGCCTGATATTTCGTTGCAGGTAACAAGCGTATCTGCGGCGGGTTCTGTAGGTACGGTTGGGCCGGTCACCTCGTCTAACGTCACGCTTACTGGCGTTGAGTCTAATGCTGTGGCGGGGATAGCAACACCGATTGTAGGTAAGATCGTCGCTATAACAGGTGTATCTGCATCAGGTGCAACAGGTACGGTATATAACCCATCGTGGATACCGATTAATACGGTAGAAGATGCACAGTGGGAACTAATTGACACGGTATAGGTGATATATGCCACTCATTCAAGCAGATCGGGTCAAAGAGACCACGACAAGTACGAGTACCGGACCGGTTGCGTTAGCAGGTGCTGCCACCGGTTTTCAAACATTTAGCGCAGCGGTTGGTAACGGCAACGCGTGTTACTACACTATCGCAGGACAGACAGGCTCTGAGTGGGAAGTCGGTATTGGTACGTACAGCACGGCAGGTAATCAGTTGTCACGGGACACGGTTTTTGCGTCGAGTAACTCAGGTGCGCTGGTGAACTTCTCGGCGGGTACTAAGGACGTGTTTGTGACGTACCCGGCAACAACATCGATCCCACGCGGCAGATCGTTTGTAATGAATATGATTTACGGTATCTAAGGAGCAATCATGGCAAACCCTAATCTCCAGAATACAACTAGCGCCTACGGGAATACGGGGTATGTCATTCCTTCCTCGGCGGCTACAGCAACAACGTCATGGACGTACAACGGCACGACATCGCTAACGGGCTTAACCCCTGCGGCAAACTCGGTGCACAAGATCAACACCATCATGGTGGCAAACACGACAGGGTCAGCAGCAACAGCAACGATTGCTGTGGGTAACAACGCGACCTTCGGTTCTGCATCAGTGATTGCGTATCCGGCGTATCAGATTTCAGTGCCAGCTAACGCTACGCTCATCATCGTGGACAAAACCACCCCGCTCTACATCACGGAGAACCAATCGGTTGCAGCTTACAGCGGCACAGCAAGTGCCCTGACGTTCACAACTTCGTTTGAAATCCTGACCTAATATGGGACTTCGCTATCCCGGCGGCTTCATCAGCGCGTCGTATAACGCTGCTGCGTTTAATGTGGCTACTGTATTAGCCAGCTATCTTGTTATTGCTGGGGGTGGCGGCGGAGGTGGAGCAGGCGCAAGTCAAGGCGGTTCTGGTGGAGGTGGCGCTGGTGGCTATTTAAGCGGGTCGTCTCTTTCTCTAACTTCAGGAACTACTTATGTCGTAACTGTCGGTGGCGGGGGACCCGGTGCTGCTTCCGCAGACACGCGAGGAACTGCCGGTTCTAACTCGGTGTTTGTTTCTTTGACCTCAATTGGTGGTGGCGAAGGGGCGCAGGGGGCGTCGGGGAATCATACGGGGGGTAATGGCGGTTCTGGTGGTGGCGGCAAATATGCTGCTGGTGGAACAGGCACTGTGGGGCAGGGGAATAATGGCGGCTCGGGCATCGCAAGTGGTAACTTTAACGGTGGCGGTGGCGGCGGTGCTGGTGCTGTAGGTGGGAATGGTAACGGTACAGGCGGCGCTGGTGGTGCTGGTTCAGCTTCATCCATCACCGGATCAAGTGTAACTAGAGCTGGTGGTGGGGGAGGCGCTGGGTGGGCAACAGCAGCAGGTACAGGTGGCGCTGGTGGTGGCGGTAATGGTGGTAGAAACAGCCAAAGCCAAGCAGGTTCTGCGGGTACGGCTAACACTGGTGGTGGCGGAGGTGGCGGGTTTACAGGCGGCGCTGGAGGCTCTGGGGTTGTAATTATTTCTCTTCCACAACCAGCTACTGCTACTACTGGATCGCCTACAGTTACTACTTCTGGGAGTAACACCGTCTACACATTTACAGGCTCCGGCACGATTACACTTTGAGGTAAGACATGGCGCACTTCGCACAATTAGATGAGAACAATGTTGTAATGCAAGTGATCGTTGTGCATAACAACGAGCTTGTAGAAAGCAAACAGGCAACGGTTAATGAAGACGATAGCGTGTCTGTAGCTGTGGTTGAGTCTGAACAGCGTGGTATTGAGTTCTGTCAGTCGCTCTACGGCGCAGAGACTCGCTGGGTGCAGACCAGCTATAACGGCAGCTTTCGTGGCAAGTACGCAGGCGTGGGCGATACCTATGTCGATGGCGCTTTTGTTGGGCCGGTGGTGGAAACACCAGTGGGAGAGCCAGTAGTTGCCCCACTGACCACAAGCGACGTACAACCCCTCACGTCAACAGATATACCGGCACTGTCCAGTAACGACGTAGAAGCATTAACTACCGCTGATTTGCCGTCGATTACCACCAGCGACATTTCTTCATTGGGGTAAGACATGCCGCAATATCAAGGTATATGGACACTGGCGCAGGCAGCGCAGTTACAGTCCACGCAGCAGTGGGCAACCGATCCGCTGTTTGAAAATACCACCCTGCTACTCCAAGCAGACAACGCTGCGAACGGCGCACAGAACAACACGTTCCTCGACTCGTCATCCAACAGCTTCACCATCACGCGCAACGGGAATACCACGCAAGGGACATTCACGCCGTATAGCGCGACTGGGTGGAGTGTTAATTTTAATAATACTAACTACACAGACATTTACGTTGCTAGTTCGGCAGATTTTAACTTTGGTAGCGGCGATTTCACAATTGAGTGTTTTCTTAATAGTTCAGACGCAATGTCTGCCGCTTCCTTCTGGCGGCTTTTTGATACTGGTCAGCTTACCTGTTTTTTCTTCAGCGGAAACATTTATTTAAGAAATGCGGCGACAAGCGAGTTAGTTACCGTAGTAGCTCACGGTCTGTCAGTTGGTGTTTGGTATCACTTGGCTATCGTTAGGTCTAGCACTACCTACTCTATTTACAGAAACGGCGTTCTGCTTACTAGTGGCACGGGAGGAACCATTACGAGTGCTAGTGCGCCGTTTGTAATCGGAACAAACTCAACTTACAGTCAGCCTTTATCTGGCTACGTTAGCAATTTCCGTGTAACAACGGGGCAGGCGTTATATACAACTACGTTTACTCCAGCAACCGCACCTCTGACTACAACAAGCCAAGGCGCAACTGCCTCCAATGTAAAGCTGCTAACGTGCCAATCAAATAGGTTCGTCGATAACAGTACACAGAATACAAAGACGATTTTGTTTGGTGACAATGGGTCTAACTTAGGAACTCGTTCCGTCCAAGCCTTCTCGCCATTCGCTCCGCAGTATCAATACACACCAAGCGTGACCGGCGGGTCGGGGTACTTTGATGGGACGGGGGACTACTTACAGATTGCAAACAATGCTGTTTTAACTCCGTCTGGCGACTTTACGATTGAGTTTTGGGCTTACGTAACTGATAGTTCAGGAACTCAAGAGTGGTACTCAAAAGGGTACGGCATACAAATTTATATTGCTAGTGCAGTTTGGGGGTCGGCATTCTCATCGAGTAATAACTCTACGTATTATGTTAACTACGCCACAGCCCCTGTAATTACTAACGCATGGACGCATGTTGCTGTTACAAGAAGCGGTAATACGTATAGATTATTTATTAACGGCACAGAAACAAATTCTGCTACTAGTTCTTCTGCGCCTAACACCGGCACGGACGTGCTACGTTTA